CAACAAGAAAAGTTTCAAGAACATCTGCCAAAGAAGGATACAAATCGAGTATTTTCTGGTCTTTTACAGAATCCAGCAATTTAGCTTCGTTCTGGTGAACACCCTGACAAATCTGCATCCAGATTTCTTCGCGGCGCCACTGAGGAACTCGGTCTGCACTGCCACCCGGTAGTAGAGTTAGAAGTCTACGGAACTCTTGCGTGATATTAGTATCACCCATATCAACAGGTAGTTCTTCGTTCTTAGTCGGTGTTCTACCCTCTGGTAGTTTGTGAGGTCCCTGTTCGTAGCCTACGCCCCATGCCAAGAAACGCATAAGAACGGAGTTACCAGTGGAGATTGCACGAACTCGTTCCCGTAGTTCATCAATGTCCTTGACTTCGGTCGCCCAATCTAGAGCCTGATCAATTTGTTTAAACTTCTTTGGTGGTAATCTTGTTGCCATCGCCAATTCTCCTTCTCAATTCAGTAGTGCTAAAGCTATGCCTGCGACTATTGTAATAAACTTCGATTCCTAGTTCGTCACCAGTAAATCGCTTATTGTAATAATCTTCGCCAATAATGCGAACATCCCAGTCATAACATTGTAGTATATTTAGCAAGTCTTCTTCTGTCGTGTATGGAATGATTTCGTCCACATACTTACATGCTTGCAACTGAATATACCGTTCTACCAGAGATTGAACGGGCTTGTTCTTCTCTGGTCGGTCAATCGTTGGGTCAGTCTGTAATGCTACTACCAATCGGTCGCACTGTTCTTTAGCTTCCTGTAGCATAAGAACATGACCCGCGTGGAACAGGTCAAAGCAACTGGCTGTAATGCCTACTCTTTCAGTGGAACTATTAAAATTCATCGATCAACTCAATCATCTGCTTCATACGATTCGCAATGAAGTAATTCAGGAGACCACTGCGGTCACCACCCTTTTGCTTCTCGTAACTATCAATAACTGCATCCTTGATATCTTGGGGAATGCGCGACAAGTCAACCAGTTCACGATTGCGTTGGAAGTTACGCCACATTTCATCACTGGTGATGAAGTCTTCTGGCTTCTGGTGCTTCCACTCTGCAACCTTATCCTTCTTCATGGGACGCTGGCGTGAACCAGTGACAAACGTATCATCATCTGACAGGATGTTAGGAACACCATCGCCCTTATCGCCGGTGATAATGTGTTCCATCAGAACAACTTCTGGCTTATCAGTCAGCTTAACAAACTTCTTCTGCACTGGTGCATACTGCTTTACGTTGGACCACTTCTGCAACTGATTGAAGTCATGGTCGCCAGAGAGAACGAGGAAAGGCTCTGCACTAGGAATAAGGCCATCAACATTCGAAGTCTGACTATATTCTGCAAGCGCGGCGATTACATCATCTGCTTCTGCGCCATCAACATCAATCACAGGATATGGAAAATGCTCTTGCAACTCGGCACGGACCTGATGCAGGGCTTCGAAGATTGAATTCCAGTCAAAGCCACTGTCTGCGCGGCTTTTCTTACGATTAGCCTTGTAGTTAGGGAAGAACTGGCGGCGCCAGTAGTTTCGATTATCACATGCAATGATGATATCGCCAAATTCTGCACCGAACTTACGCTTATATGAACGAATTGAATTGATAATCATATGACGAATGAGAGGAAGATTGACCTCCACATCGCGACGACCACCAAGTTCAGCCATCATGTTACTAATTGCAACTTGGTTAAAGTCTACCACTATCATTAGCTGTGTTCCTTCCCACTCAAAATTTCACTGATATCATCTAGAAGGTTTATTTCTGGGCAATGAACGTCAACTTGACGCATAAACATACCTTGAATGAGAACAGCAACCACGGCCGCGTCCCGATGAATATTATCGTTTTTAATCCCACCGACCTTCTTATTGATGACCGCTAAGATGCCATTTATACACGCGGCAGCCATAGCTTCCGCATCCTGATATGCAGCATGTTGCGCTGCACCCTCTAGAAAATAAGAGTATGATTCGTTATCAGGGTTCTTAGGTTGCATTCTAAGATATGTTACATTGTCATTATCTGCCATTAAAATACTTTCAAAATCAGAGTCGTCGCGGTAAGCCGCGGTCGCACATTCGCATTCTTACTTTTAACAGAAGAATACCATTTTGTCAAGTCTTTTTTAGCAGTAGCAGAAAATGCAGGAATCTGTTCTTCGGGCTTTCGAAGCAATTTACAACTAGACATTGTTTCTTCATAGCCAACGAGTGCCGCACCCTTCACTGTGATGCCACCACCAACAGGACTGTAATACTTAGACAGTTTCCGCGTCTTAGTATCGAAGGTCCATACTTCACTACAATTTAGAAGGTTAACTGGGTCGATACTCTTACCGAACTTTTCATCTTCGGCAAGGAATTTGATACCTCTTACCAGCTTTGTCTTATCTTTAGGCTTCTTCTTACGAACCTTAGCAACCTGCTTGCTAATGTAAGACTTCTTGAGGTCGTTGACATAACCTTCGATAAGCTGGACAATCTTCTTAATGATTGTGATACCAGAGAACTTGAACGAGTCCATGAATTCAATTTGTTCTTCGGTAAGTGTCTTGCGGTCAGTCCGACGAAGTTCTAGAACTTCTGCATATTCTGCCAGCAAAGGCTGCAACTTTTCAGCGCAGTCTGAATATTGCTTATCACTCATCTTATACGGCATTAGAATTTGACCCATAGTTTTCGGGTCTTCACCTTCGATAAGATTTTCGATTTCGTCATTGACGAGGGCAAGAATATATGTGGAAGCTAGTTTGGGTGGCTTGACGACCTTGACTACAGGTGTAGTGGTGTCAGGTTCATCTTCGTCGGACTTGATACGCTTATTCACAACTTCCTCGACCTTTTCCCAAATGCGATTCATATGAACCTCAGTTACAGGAAAGCCACGCATTGCAATACGAGCGGTATTTGCATACGTTCGAGGAATAAACTTGTCAGGTACCTGGCTCAGAGCCTTTAGCTTTTCTTTGTCGCTCTTATAATAGTCAACTAGAAATGCGCGGCAGTCTTTGGCGTCTACAATGTAGTTGTACCAATTGAGGGCGTTGCCATATTCACGCTGATAATCCTCTGGTTCATAACCATCAGCCCAGATAGGCTCAACACCAACATACTTCGACTCAGCGATAGGTACCTTAAGTTTATACATAATATCTCCTTCTCAATATATCTTACTATACGATATATCGAGTCGTTTGTCAACCCTCAAAACGAATATTTCGAACTCTATCGAATCTAAATGACCGCCATGCAGCCTTTTCAATATCCCAGACGGCTTGAACATCATCGCTAGGAATCTTCGTAGTCTTACCAAGTTCTTGGTATGGCGGAACAACAGTTGGATCAAGAGTGCATTTCATATGCCGAATTTGACCATCATTTTTTTCAAATTCAACATGCGCCACTCCCTTAGTCAGAGTATCACGCACACTAGAGCGCCAGTCTTGGTCTGGGCCGTTTTTCTCATAAAATAAAGTCATCACATTCTCCTAATATTTTTTTCATCAACTATGATTTGACCCCTTGCATTTTTGCGAGGGGGGTCGGGCATCGGAACATCATGAGTAGACCCGTGCTTCTCAAACTTAAAGAAGTCAGGAACTTCTGGTGTGGGTGCTTTCGGTTTCTTCTTACGATTGTTCTTTGCTTTTCTTACAACTTCTTTTAGTGTCTCTGTTGGAGCCGGTGCTGGCACATAAACTTCAACGGGAACATTGTCTATTGTATCTGATTCTTCTCTCTTTGTCAACCCTAAAAAGGTCATATTCGCCGCAATAATCAAAAGAATTGCCAATGGGTCGAAAACAAAGATAAGAATGATAATCATCATGCGAACAGCCTTATCGATAGTGGCGTTATCACCACTACCGTAGAACAGTTCCGCTACATATTTGATAGGGCCTACTTCCGCTTCGAGTTTGAGGGTTTCTGTTTTGAGCGGTATGAGATTAGTCTCAATAGTCTGAATGTCTGTAGTCGCACCCTCAATTTCCTTATTAAGGGCCGCACGTTCTCGCTTCTGTCGATTTCTAATGAAATTAGCATCAAGGATATTTTCGCCAGTAGTGAGTCTGTCCAGAGTATCCAAAGATGTTTGTGCATTCTTTAGTCTCCTTTCCGCTATAGCCTTTTGGCTTTCTAGCTGGGCAATTTGTAGTTGTGACGAACCACCGACAGTGGTGTGTTCGATGTGGGCTTTACTTAGATAACCAAATACGCCCATACTTGTGATGAACGAAAGAACGATGACTGCAATCGTAAAATAGGTTTTCAGCAATCGATTCGCTGTTTTCCAATTACGATACACCCAGCTGGCTGTAACCAACTTAGCAAGTTCTAATACAATACCCATGGCAGCTACTGCAATAGGTGATGCAGGAAAGATAGCCATCAATCCCAAAATCGAAAAGTAGCCAGCTACACCTGTAATAGCTAGGGCTACTAGCATTAAGAGGGCGGCGAAAAACATCCTGGTCTCCAGTCCGGTAACTTTAATTCTTTCAAGTGCGATAGTCGTAGTCGAACATTCCACATGTCGTTAATACATCTATCATCTAAACGATATTCCCACTGTAGTAAGTGTTCGACCGCTTTAGCGTGAGATTTGCTGTCAAATTCGGCAACAACTTCTTTACGCATTTCGCCTTCATAATTAGTCACATAAGAAGAACTGCCGAAATATTTTTCAAATAATTTTTCTGTCTTACATGAATACCCAATATAGTATTTGCCGTCGTCAAAGTAGGTGCAATAAACTCTATGCACTTTCTTTGGCGACGGCTTCTTCTTTTTAATAGCCATCAAGTTCACTCCAAAGTGAACTATTTATGAGTCCTCGTCCCAGTCTTCCCAGTCAAGGTCTTCTTCTTCGGCTATCTTAGTACCACAAAACGGACAAAATTTAGTTTTGTAGTATTCTTCATCTAATTCATGTTCTACCAAAAACACGGCATCACATGAA